GCAAAATACTACCTGATTTAGATGGTAGAATTCTTACCCCAGATCCAAACGAACTTATTTATCAAACCAAAGACATTAATCTTGATGTTCGCGGAAAACTAGATTTATACACATTGGATTTAACCAATATTGGAGATCTTGCATTAAAGGGACCAGATGGAAGCATTGCAACCCATGTAATATGCCGCATATGATCTATTGCGGGGGAAAAAGGCCTATGAAAATACAGTTACTCTCAACAACGACATTAGTATGTGCAATCAATGCCAAGAACTAATTAAAAATGTACCTTATTGTGTTAGCTGTTTTTTAAAACGTTATTCTCCATCCAAACCCCTTCAAGACAAGCTAGATCGGATTAGGAATGTTGTTAAGATGCTGGGTAAACATTGAAGAAATGAATGATTTTATATTCCATCACGATAACGGAAAAATTAGGAAAATTAAAAAAGAAGCTTTTAATTTTGATATAGGGATTATAAATGAAAAACTACAAGAATTAGCCTATTATATGGAAAAATATAATCTGACGGAATTAGAATTTTATTGTGGATTTCCAGCCATAATTAGGGTTATAGATGGAAAATATATAGCTTTTTCTTTAGATCCAATGCATTCTGAAGAACGTGAAAGTACGAACAATTTTTTAGACAAATATGAAATTAAAGATAATTAATGCCTCTTAGCTCAGTGGTAGAGCTAGCGACTGTTAATCGCTCGGTCAAAGGTTCGAATCCTTTAGAGGCAGCCAAACAAAGGAAATTAAATGATAGATGTAACAAAATCGTTAGTTATTCGGAAATTCCGAACAACTGCCTAGGAATCCTAGGTAGTTCAATATAAATACCCTTTCATCTTAAATAAAAATCTTATATAATAAAGTGGTAACTATTACATGGCTGAGTGGCTTAAAGCAACAGACGTCGGTCACAATTCGTTAGCATATGACGATATGCCTGTATTAGATCGGGGAACCTATAGGTCCCATCCAATCGAGAGTTCGAATCTCTCTGTAGTAGTTATTTAATCTTTCTTATTTCAAAAAAATCATATAACGTATTTCCTAATAGGGAAAATTATAATGGGAAGTGCTTTAATGAAGCGCGCCCTACAAGCCATAGAAAATACAGAAAAGTTAGGCTTAGGGTACGTAGAAGACGAATCAATCAAAGAAGAACGAGAGATATGTGAATCATCATTTTATGAGTTCACCAAGCGTGCCTGGAAGTTTGCAGGGTCTGGTGCAGATTTTATTGATACATGGCATATAGAGGACTTGTGTGACCATTTAGAGGCAACATATTATGGAAAGATTACTTATTTTATCATCAATGTTCCCATTCGTTGTGGAAAGAGTACACTTCTCAACGTCATTTTCCCTGCATGGGTTTGGGCAAAGGATCCATCCTTAAAGTTTATATATGCAAGTCACTCGGAACGATTATCCCATCGTGATAGTGATTATTGTCGCGCTCTTATAAAATCAGAATGGTATCAAAAGTTATGGGGTAAAAAATATAAATTAACAAATGATACCACCACTAAGTTTAATAACAATTGCACAGGATATAGAATAGCATTATCTATTGGTTCTAAGGCCACAGGTGAAGGGGCACACTGGGTTATATGGGACGATCCTAACAATAGAGACGATGTTGACTCACCTACTATCCGTGAAGGAACCAATGAGACCTGGGATCTTACTATGTCAACGCGGTGGATGGATCCCAAACGTTTCTGCCGTATAGTGTCGCAGCAAAGATTACACAAATTTGATGTCAGTGGCCATATTCTTGATAGTGAAAACCCAGATGTAGTACATTTCTGCCTTCCTTATGAATTTGAAGTGGAACGAAAATGTAAGACGATTGCTCTTCCTAGTACAAATGGGAAGGTATGGACAGACCCTAGAAAGAAAGAAGGGGAATTGTTATGGCCAGCACATATTACTGCTGAAAAGATAAAAGAATTAAAGATTACCCTTGGATCTTATCAATATGCTAATCAGCTGCAACAACGTGGTGCGCCAGCAGAAGGTGGTATATTCAAGAAGGATTGGTTTGAATGGTGGTGTGAGCGGGAACCACCTGAATGTGATTTTGTTTTACAGTCATGGGATACGGCGCTGAGCACTTCAGCGACTGCCTGTATGAGTTGTTGCACTACATGGGGTGTTTTTACAGAACCTGGAACTAAAACACCTAATATTATATTATTAGATCTATGGCAGGGCAGGGTAGAAATGCCAGAGCTATTAGAAATGTCCCAGAGATTATATAATAATTTTCATGATACAATATTAGGTGATCCCAGAGGTCCTGGACCATCTCCAGACATGGTATTGGTAGAAGCGCAAGCAAATGGCTTATCATTGATTCAGTGTTTAAAGAGAGTGGGAATTCCTGTTACACCATTTTATCCACTGAAGCATAAGGTATTTGGATCAACTACAAATAACAAGAAACAAAGAGCTAGGTTAGTTTCTATTTATGCAGAGGCAGGTAGAATATGGCTGCCTGCACGAGGACCTAACTTTAATAATTTATTAGGATATGCGGATAAGTTTTTAAATGCTTGTATTGATTTTCCTTCGGATGAGTCAAACGATTTGGTGGATTCCATGTCACAAGCCTTGATCTATTTGGTTAACTACCATTTTGTAGCACATCCATCAGATCAGAAATTTTTACCAGAAATAGATTTAAACAAGGACAAGCCCCTATATTAAAAAATGAAACTCTATACACAGGGTTATCCACCAAAAATGTGGACAATATTATTTATTTTAAAAAATATTTTATGAAATTTGTCTAATGTGATGTGGTAACGGATACATTAAAATAGGATACATAAATTTATACCCTATTTTAATGCATACAAGATTTTATGTTAAAAACTTAACAACCTAATATTAATCTTACCAACATCTTGTTGGCATGTAGTATTTAGCATTTTTTATACCTAAAAACAATAGGGTGTAGATCTTTTTTCTAAAATATCTTATAATGTAAAAAATAAAAAATTATTAACAGGGTAGATAAAATTAATGCTGAAACAGATCAGTGATTCTGCTTTTCAGGTATTTCCTGACTTGCCTTCAAAAAATAAAGTCGATGGTGCCTCTATTACTGATTTAGGTGATGATGGCGCAGTTGTAGAATATGGCCCTAAATATGAATCTATTGAGGGACCACATTATCAAAACTTAGCAGAGATATTACATAGATCTAATTCTAATGTATTAGATGGTGTTGGTGCTAATATCGTGGATGCTATTGAGGATGATTTATCCTCTAGGGCAGAATGGGAAACTGCACTCGTTGAGGGTGTGGAGCAAATGGGCCTATCTACTGATGATAGAGAATGGCCATTTAAGAATGCTTCAGGTGTGTATTCTGGTGCCTTTATGCAATCTATCCTAGCTTCTGTATCAAATATTACAGCAGAATTATTGCCTCCTAATGGACCTGTAAGGGTTCATGTTGTTGGAGAGGATTCAGATGAAGCAGTCGATCAGGCAAATCGTGTAGAGAAATGGATGAATCTTTATCTCACACAAATGTCACGAGACTTTTATCCAGATCTTGAACAGGCTTTTGTATGGTGTACCCTATATGGATCCGTATTTACGAAGACATACCAAGATCCAGTTTTAAATAGGCCTATTTGCCAATATATTAAGCCACAGCACTTCGTTGTTAACAATAGCGCATCTTCCCTAGAAAATTGTACCCGTATCACTCAGATCCTTCATTTGACGAAAAAAGAACTACGTCTTCGTCAATACCAAGGGATGTATATAGATCTTGAAGTATTTCCAACAGATGATGCATCAGAACAATCCCAAGTAGATATGGAAATTAACAGAATTCAGGGGATTACACCTGGGGATGATGATTACAACCAAGTCTATACCCTTTATGAGTGCCATATTGATCTTGATTTAGAAGGATATGAGCATAAAGACAAGGGCGGTAAGAAAACTGGCATTCCTATGCCATATGTTGTCACGATTGATATCGAGAGTAAGAAGATTCTGTCTATCTATAAGAATTGGGTAGAAGGGGATGATAAATTTCGTCGTGTTGAATACTTTACGCATTTCCCATTCTTTCCAGGGTTAGGATTCTATGCATATGGACTATCCCATATAGCTGGTGGGTCTGCTAAGGCCGCTACTAGTCTTCTACGTCAATTAATAGATGCGGGTGTTCTTGCTAACTTCCCAGGTGGATTTAGAGCTAAGGGAATGAACTTAGAGAATAGCACTGTACGTCTTGGACCTGGTGAGTTTGCAGAAATTGATACTAATATGGGACCAATTCAACAAGCTATTATGGCCCTTCCTTACAAAGAGCCTTCAGCTACTTTATTGGAGCTTAAAAACTCCCTAGAAGATAATATTAATAAACTTGTATCCGCAGCAGAATCCACATTTGCAGATTTCAATCCTAATGCTCCAGTTGGCACTACGCTAGCATTAATGGAAAATGCGAATAAGATGCAGAATAGCATACTACGTCGTCTCCACCGGTCCATGGGTGAGGTATTCCGTATATTCTATCGTTTATTCAGTGAATATCTACCAGATAAACCATATCCATTTAGTGTTCCTGGTGGAAAACACATGGTTATGCGGGCAGATTTTAATAATAAACTGCATATCATACCTGTATCAGATCCTAACGTTACATCATCTGCTCAACGCATGATTCAAAATGAAGGCGTTATGGCTATCGCTGATAAATACCCAGATCTTTTTAATAAGAGAAAGGTAGTCAGGAACGTATTGGTAAGCATGAAGGTATCAAATATTGATGAGATCATGCCTCCCGAAGAAGATAATGGTCCTAAACCTTTGGATCCCATTTCTGAAAATATGAATGCTATGAATAAAAAACCTATTGTAGCCAATATACAGCAAGATCACCAGGCACACATTATGGTTCATAGCCTTTTATTACAGAATGCTAATCAAGATCCAGAGATAGCACAGACCATTAAAGCGCATATTCAAGAACATATGGCAATGGCTTATCAGTTGCAAATGCAAGAGAAGATGGGCAAACAGCTTCCAGAAGACCCATCACAACTTGATGTTAAACATCAGAATAAGATTGCAGCCGCAGCCGCACAAGCCACACAACAAATAATGCAAGAAACTCAGCAACAGCAGCAACAGCAACCAAATCCTGAAGTTATGACCGCTCAAGCATTGTTAGAAGAGGTTCGTGTGCGCGAGAAGCAAGTGGATATGGAAGGTCAAATCAATCAGATGAAGCTTCAGTTAGAAAATTCTAAACTTGATCTTCAAAGAATGCAAGCAGAGCAACAGGCACAATCTGACATGATGAGATTACAGTTTGAACAAGCCAAACTTGAACTTTCAAAGATACAGGCAGATCAAAAATCACAGTTTGAGATGGCTAAATTACAAATGGACCAAGAGAAAATAGAACTTCAAGCAGAAAGCGATGAACGTAAATCAGAAACTGCTGGTTTTGAGGCGGAACTTAAATATCAGACAGAGCAAGATAAGATAAACGCAAGAAAAGAAGATCTTGATCAGGAAGAATTAATGGATAAAATGGAAGAATTTTGATTTTGACAATAATAGTAGATGATTTTTCTTCGGAATTGAAGTAAAATATAAGAAAATAAAATAAATAAAAATATACAGGGAGTTTACTATGTCTACACATGATGATCTATGCAAAAAACTTGGACTTTCAACTTCTTCTGATTCTTCAGAAGGAAGAACTAAGCTTAAAACTGGTGGGCGTGTAAATCGTTCCGGTGGTGGTTCTATGGAAGAAAAAGAACCTAGAAAGGGTTATGTTAGACAGATAGACGACATGTCTAAAGCTAAACCAATGAAAGAACGTACAGGTTACGTTCGTGCTATGAAGAAAGATGGCGGTAGAACCTCTGAATCTTCCGAGCGCACTTGGAAGACATCCGCCAAACAAGAAGCTGCTGAAAAGCGCGAAATGGATTCTGGATCCAAACCCATGGGCAAAGGTGCTTTTTATAAACCAGGAATTAGAGAAAATGCTTATACAATTGGTTCAAATCCAGTTCGTAAAAAATTAGGCGAAAATGGCGCGGGACAACTTAAGCCAAGAGTTGAAGCATCTTTTGGCGGCGAAATTGAAAATATTGGCCGTAAGATCAAATCTGGTTCTGAAGATTTTAACAATAGGATTAGAAATGCTTTCCATTTTCAAGAAGGTGGAAAAGCCGAAATGAGAAAGGTAAGTTGCAATCCTATCGTAAAGACGATGAGGAATCCTGCTAAACTTGAAAAAGCTATGATAGCTCCTAAAGCATTCGCAAGGATAGAAGCATCTACTGGTGGCGACATGGAAAATGTTGCTCGTAAGATCAAGAGTGGAGCTAAAGAAGGATTAAATCGCGCTAAAGGTGGGGCTGAAGATTTTGGCCGTAAAGCTAAAGCCGGCTTAGAAGATTTTGGCAACAAGTTTAGAAATGCTTTCCATTTTCAAGAAGGTGGGGAAGTCGGTTTTAGAGGGATCAAAAAGGCTTTGGATGCACAAAAAGCAGACAAGATTCAGCGTACCAAAGACTTTTCTGATGAAGGCCCATTATGCGGAGGGCAAGGAAGGGGAACCCTACCCAAAGAATATGTTGAATACCATAAGAACCGCAAGCACTACGACCACGATATGCGTCCATTAGATGCTAAGGGTGGTCGTATTAAACGTGCTTTAGGTGGTGCAGGAAAGACGCGTAAGGATCAGTACAAATAATGCATTATAGTGGCCCAACCCATGGAGAGTTACTTAAGAAGCTAGGTTATTCTTGTGATCAGATGCAACCTCGCGTTAAGAAGTCGACGGGTGGCAGACTAAAACCTGCCAAACGTGCGGGCGGCGGCGCTCTTCCCCAGACTTCTGGTGGTATGCAACAGCAATCCCCCGATATGGGTCAGAGTAATGCAACATCATCTATGCAGACGAATCCTATACAGAATTCTAGGCCGTTAAATACAACGCCTAAGCAATTTGGGGGATATGTAGGTAATCAGCAACAAATGCCTACTGCTACCCCTATGCAGAATCCAAACCAACAAAAACCGACATCAAGCTTTAATGATCCCAATGCGCAGAATCAACCAAACACACAATTACGCAAAGGTGGAAGAGCTAGAAAGTAATTCATAAACCTCCTTTATGAATAACCCGTTAAGAACCCCAGAAGAAATTCTGGGGCTTTTTTTATTTTATATTGACAGGTTAATTTATAAGTTTTAGCGTTAATCTAATTATAAAAAAACATACAGGGAGTTAGATTATGAATGTAAACGTATTTATTAATACAGTTTCTCAAAATATCAATACTGAAATAGAAAAGAAATCCAATGCTGTTGTTAATGGCGTTGTGGATCAGGCAGCATATCAACAGGTTGTTGGTTATATTAAGGGCCTTAGAGAAGCAGCCTCTATTATAGATGGAGTCAAAAAAAGATTCTTGTACGGTGATGATGTAGAAGCATCTACAAAAGATATATCAGTTTAAGGGGATTATCACATGACAAGCCCTGCCAAGCATTGGAAATATATAAATGATAAGAACTGGACTAAAGACGAGGTAACAGCCCTAATTATGGAAGAAGTAGGTCACGATACCGTTAGACCTGTTGGTCATAATTTATTAGTTAAACTGTTAAAGAGAAAAGAGAAGACTTCTGGAGGTATACTCATCCCAGAGACATCCAGAGATCAAGACAAGCATTATACTAGAGTTGGTCGTGTTTTAGACATGGGATCATATGCCTATAATAAAAGAAATTGGCCTGATGGTCCATTTTGTCATATAGGGGATTATATATGCTTTAGACAATATCAATGGTCTGATTGCCCTGTTAAAGGCGTAGATTTAGTAAATGTACCTTGTGATAAGGCCGATGACATATTGGATCCAGAAAAAGTAAAAGACGAGGGGTATATAGCACTCGGATAATATAGTTAATTAATATAATAATAAAAAAAATAATAAATACACTACAGGGAGTAGTAAATGGCAGAAGTATCAATTATGGATACACAAGAGCGTAAACTAGAGACTCTTTTAGACTTAAATGAATTAAAAAACAAACCAGAAGATCAAGGTGTAGTTGATAATATTATTCTTGAAAGCGATGATCCTGAACAAAAAGCAGAATATATTGCTGAAGAACATAGAGAAGAGCGACTACAAGCGCCACATAGAAGAAAGAAAAGACCACACCCTGGCGAACGTATAGGGCAATATGCTCATAAGGCCAAGACCTATGAGACAGCAGCTAATATGCTGTTTGAGCAAAACAAGTCCCAAAAGGATCAGATTGAATCTCTTGAAAGAGAAAAGCAAGCCTATAAAGAACATGCCCTTCAATTAAAAGCTGATTATGCTAAAGAAGTCTATGAGAAGGCCGCAGAAGATGGCGATATAGAAAAGCAGTCCGCAGCCCATAATTATATGACTCAGTACAATACTGAATTAACCCTTATGAAAAATAAGGATTCTAAAAACTACAATGAGGATAACGATCCTGAAAATCTAAATGAATTTTTAAATTACGTTCCCGTTCCAAAGACTAATATGTATGCAGAGGAATGGATTAATGAAAACTCATGGTTTGATAGAGAAAGTCCGTACTATGATCCAGAGATGGCAGAAGAAGCCATGTCTATCTCCTCTGGATTAGATAGAGAATTAAAGCGGAGCCGAAGAGCGGACCTTATTGGTACACCAGATTACTTTGATACGATTTCAGATGCTGTTCGAGAGAAGTTTAATATCCAAGAAGAAGAGGATGAAGAACGAGAAGAACAATATGCAGAGCCTCCACGTGAACAACAACGTCAACATGTAGCGCCCGTATCTCGTTCCTCAGGATCGTATTCTAATACATCCCCTGCTACAAGCCCAAGAACTGTTACCCTTAATGCTAAAGAGAAAGAAATGGCCCTTAAAATGGACTATGGAACAACTATGACTGCACAGGAAAAGATTAAGAAATATGCGGATTCAAAATATCAGTTAATGAAATCCGGACAACTATACAAATAAAGGAAATTAAAATGGTGAAAGAAACTAAAATTGGTATGATTCAAGAGCAAATCCCTAGTGAAGATTTGGACAATTTGCCTTCTTATACAACAGATCACGTATCCGTATTGGATATCCCTGCGGATGCCAGAATACCTGGGTATGAAATTGGATTCATTGCTTTAAAGGTAATGGGTCAAGATCAAAAGGGAAACTGGTCTAATGCATGGAAAGATGGATATAGACCCGTTATCGCAACAGAGCATCCAAGGCTTGCAGCTATATTCATGGGTCCTCCTATGCCAGGTGAGACGGTAGTTGATGATTATGTCCGCCTTAATGATCTTCTATTAATGAAGATACCTAAAGAATTGTCCGCAAGACTTCAATCTAGAAAAGATAAGAACCAGAGCGAAATGGAACAGAAATCTAACTGGAGCAATCAAACTCTCTTCGAAGAAAGAGGATTTAAAGGTTTTGATAAGTCAGAAACAGGATATGGAAATATAAAAGAGCGTTCTTTCGGAGAATAAACATTTTTTACTTTACAAGCATTTTAATTGTATTGTATAATTACAGTAATAAGCCCTAAATGGGTTTCGTCTCCATGAGATGATATTTTTTGCCCTTAGGTATGGGAGCCTAAGTTAAGCACGCCCTTGAGCGATTCAAAAGTCCTAGACTAAAATAATGAAACAACACCCCATTGTGGGTGATAAAAAAATTTATAAACAGGGAGTTTATCTTATGACTTATGGCGTAAACGCGCCTTTGGGTTTCGAACCTATTGGCACTATTACTGGTTCTCCATGGAATGGAGCTACCCGTTCTTTTACTATAGCAAATGCGTATGCAACAAGCATATTCAGTGGCGATCCTATCGCTATGATTACTGATGGTACAATTGGAATTGCAACATCAGCCAGTGCTACTAACCCTATATTAGGTGTTTTTCAAGGCTGTCAATATGTTAACGCACAGGGTGTTATTGTAAACGCAAACTATTGGCCCGCAGCCACAAATATTATGCCAGGAACTGTCGTAGAAGCATTCTGTATCATTGATCCAAACATGCTCTATAGCATCCAAACTAGTAGTGCCACTGGCGCAATATTAACAAATAATTTTGCAAACTGTCCTTTTATTGCAGGAACTGGTAATACGCAGACAGGTCAGTCTGGATATGCATTGAATGTTACACCTACTGCATCAGCGGGAGCGGACTGTAAGATTTTGGGAAGTCCAAATACTCCTAGCACATCTTCGTTTGTAGCTACTAATACCTGGGGCATTGGATATAACAACGTTATTGTTATGATCAATAATCATGCTCTACGTCCAGGTACTGTAGGCTTAGTATAAAAATATAAAAAAATAATAACAGAAATAATAAAACAGGGAGTTTTATAAAATGGCAGGAATTATCAATACCTCAAGTATAGCGTCGCTTTTACGACCCGGCCTCGCTGCAGTTTTCGGAGATTACGAAACATACAATAACCAATGGGCCGATATTTTTACTACACACTCTTCTCATAAAAACTCTGAGTTGGAAGTTGAAATGCGTCTACTAGGACCAGCTCAGCTTAAGAATGAAGGCGCTGCTGGACAGTACGGAAACATGGGGCAAATGTTCCAGTATCAATACCTCCACCAAACCTATTTCACAGGATTTGTGATCACCGAAGAGGCGATCGACGA